ACCTACACAACTAATTTCTTGAATAATAGCCATACGTTCTTCTGTTGGCATGAATGGTCTTCCCTTTTTGCGAGTTAACCATTCGTCACTATTTACACCTACAAATAAAATAGTACCAAGTTCTTTAGCGGCTTTAAAATATGCAATATGACCAGAATGAATTGGATCAAAACCACCTGTTACAATAACTGCTTTCATTATAATTTCTCCATCATGTAATCCCAAGCGAAGTTAACACCATTGCTTGATCTCATTTCTCGCGTATTAGCATAATCAGGATGTACCCACCAATCTTCATATGGTGACTTAGGATCAACAGCAACGTCGCTTACCATTAGTATATATCCGATCTTGGAAAGTATCTTTCTTGACTCTTCTCTAAATTCAGGACCCCACCAAACTGCGTTATGCTGGAATTGAATTACGCCAAACTCATGCTTGTCAAATGGAATATTCTTAAGTGCTTCAATAGATGCTAACTCTGCGTTAATACGTAGGAAATCAATTCTCTGTTCCATACAATGCTGTTTAAATAAAGCTCTATAATCTAAAGTAGATGCATCTGCTAATACGACTGGAGATTTTCTTGTTTTAGAAAATATGTGGCACATTCTTTCAGAGTTATCAATTGAAATACCTTTCCAGCCAAAATCTTCTTCGAGCAATAATGTGTTATTAAACAATACCGGGTGTCCAGAACCAATCTCTACATATGTGCCGTCTCGTTTACCGTCCATAACCGAAAGAACAAACATATCTTGAAAATGACGAGAATAGTTCTTTTCAATAATTTCGAGACCATCAAAATAGTGTTTGTAACGATCTTCGAGATGCCAATTGTATTCTAATGTACTAGGGTAACCATGTTGTGCAAGTAATTCTGTTGCACCTGCGTCTACATCAGGATCTAATTTATTTTTATATTTAAGATCAAACGCTAGATTTTTAGATTCATCGCGACCATCTGTTTTCCATTTAGCACGGGCATACAATAGTCGCAAAGCTTCATGACCTGGATAACCAACATCATTATCAAAGCCATCCTCTAATGTACCATTTTGAATGTTAGAAATACCAATAGAAGCATACATTAAGCTTTCTCGCCAATCGCTTCTTTGTTGTTTAAAATGTGAAAGGAAGTAATATGCCTCTGGTCTTTCCGGCATAGTTTCAATGGCAATTTTTAATAAACCCTCAACACTATGATCTCTATTTTTATTGCGTTCATAAATGAAAGCACTAAGAATCATACATTTATATTGCAGCCATTTTTCTTCCCATGTCTTACCTGAAGACATATCAGCGGCGCGTAAATAAAAACCAAACGCCGCAGAACCTTGTTGTAATCTATCATATTCACGTGCTAATTTGTAGATTTTATCTGAGTTAGTGTAATCAAGTACAACGTCATTTAATAGTTTCATGTTTGTAAATTTCATTATTAATTACCCGTTATCAGTTAAAAAATCTAAAAATACTTTTTGCGGCATTCTAAGAATGAATGAAGCGTTATCTTGCCAACCAAATGAAATTAAAATATCGCCATTTTCTGGATTGATCGTCATACCAGTAACAAATTCAATGTTATAATCTGTGTTTGTTACATGATCGTAGTATGTACCCATAAAGTGGAAATTACGAGAAGCATGCACTAGATTCCAGTCATTGTCCCAAATAAGAACACGGTGAGAATAATCACCATCTTTGCGACCGAAGGGATCTCTAAGAAGATTTGTCTCGTGAACAAAAGCCATTCTTTGATTATCATTAATACGAATAACTTGTGAACCACCGCGGAAATCTTTTGCGTATGGTTTACGTTCACCTTCTTCAACAAATACTTCTGTTGTTGTGCCTTCTTCAATATCAAACTTAACAACTTGAGTAGGATTACACCATTTAACAAAATGATAAGGCATATCCAAAATAGGCATCCAGTTCTTTTCACAAAAACTAGAATTATCACCTGGAGCTGGAATTGGATGTCTTGCTACTTCAGTCCATTGTCCGTTGATAAATTCGACTTGACAAAGTTCCATGCGCCCGGTACCTTTATCGTCATAGCAATCGCGACGTACACCACAAAGATATAGTTTCTCGTCCCATTCAAAAAGGCGTGCATCCTCAAGACCGATAAAGTTCCAAGTAGGCTTTCCAGTGTCTAAGGCCATCTCAATACGTTGTGCCGTTACTAGATTTAAGTTTTTATCTAGTTCGCACATAACGTTATGAGTTGTAAGCGTTACATCATTTTCTGGATGAATGTAAACAAGAGGTCCCCACTGATGTGGAAACTTCTTTCCCTCACTATGATAGAGGATATAGTTTACATGTCGGATATTTAGAAGAATCTTTCCCTGGTATAGAAAGATAGATGGATTCATAATACCAGTTTCATTTCCTAAAACTTCTTTAGGTAGTAGAACAGGATGTAGCGACCCGCCTCTCTTTAAGGCATAAGTCGCCAAACCACCCATATGCAAATCGTGCATGTCACCTCCATAATGTAAAACAGTAGATTATGTTTTTATTTATTACTACCAATTAGGTGTAATTTTTCTCAATCTACTTCTTTCAATTTTTTTGTCTAACTGGTTATTAATTCTTTGAAGTTCGTACTCGGACAATTCTTCTTCAATCCAAGCAATAACTTGTTCTGCAGTTACGTCGTTTAAATTAACAAAGTCAGCTAAATTAGTTGATTTAGCATCAATGTCAGTTTTACCGACGTAACTTACAGTGGTTCCATCTGTATCTTCAGCAATTCTTTTCCACTGGACATTAACGATTGCGTTCTCAAGAAGATTACCCTCATGATTGAGCTCGTCACTTAATCCCAGTTTAACGATTCGCCAAGTATAGTTCACGATAGAACTCCTTTATTATTCTGGTGCTTCCGACGGATCAACAGCTTCAGCTGTTGGAGCTTCTTCTTCAGTAGCCCAAGGTAGAGCAGCATCCGTAGTAATTGTTTCGTCAATTGTTTTTTGCAGCTGTTCTACGATATGATTTTTATATCCAGGATCTGCTTCTACAACTGCTTCAATCCAACCAATAACAGTTTCTTCTGTTAATGATTCAAACGATGTGAATTTTGCTGATGGTACATTTGCAGCGCTGAAAGGTGTTGCGCCAGACCATTCACCAGTGTTACCATTTTCATCAGTACCAGTTACTTTCCAGTAAGTTTGAACAACCGCGTTGGGTAGAGTTACGCCTTCCGCATTTACTTCGTCTTTGACTTTAAGACTAGTAACGCTATATTCTAAAGTAAGAGCCATGTTTTTTCTCCATAAGTTAACTTGTGTTTGTTAGGTTATTTATTTCGATCGTTGTTTACCTATCATGTATCTATTTATAAGGTTAAGATCTGTGCAAATATAGATCTACAGGAACTGCTATTCTTAGTTTTGAGTAATAAGGATTGACATGATGATATGTAAAGCTAGGAAAAATTAGATATTCACCAGTCTTTGGTGTATGTCTGTATCTTTCAAACATGGGTTCAAACCAATCATCGTATCCTCTATTAGAATTACTTCTAGGATCTGAAAACACTATATCTCCGCCTGATTTTTGATCTTCTGCCATTATATAAAATACACCTGAAAGTTGTGCACCAGAATGATTGTGAATAGTCATTTGATAATCTTTTCCGTGACCGGTAATCCACCCTTTCATTTTATATGAAGTCCAATCACTAATCTTATGACCGATAGTATTCTGTAAGTATTCATCAAATGCGTTATAAACAACTTTTCTAAAATTTGTAATGTAAGATGACGAATTATCAAATAGGTTTTCGTCCTTCGTTTCAGATGGAGGATTATCTAAATCGTAATTCATTAGAACATGTTGTGCCAACTCTAAACTATCAAAATTGCCAAATCCTATAGGAGTGGACCACATTGGAGTTATTTTCATGTTTTTCTCCTCATAATGTATATAGTCTTATTTATAACAGATTTCTGGTTGACAGCAGATGCTCGTTGTGATACTATAAATACAATATTATTGGATGAGGTTAAAATGAATTTTGAACAGTTTGAAGAATTTTTGTTGTCTGAAGATTGTTTTGAAAATCACGATGTGTCTTTTATAGACGAAGATGGCAAGCAACATTATTTAGATCAAACATGTTATCCATCATATCTAGCCAAAACCTCTTATCTCATTACGAGCAGAAATACTATCAAAGTAGAACAATTTGAAAGGCAATTTGGTTATACAGATAGAACTGCTCATATCTTTTATAACAAAGCTTTTGGACCATCGTTTGATATTCACTCGGATCCAATTGATGTTTTGATAGAATGTTTAGATGGCATAAAATATATGGAAGTAGATGGTAAAGAAGTTATCCTTCAACCTCACGATTACATACATATACCAGCTAATACTAAACATAGAGCACTTAATTATAAAAAGGCATTAATGGTATCTTATGGCATTGGCGACACAGAGACACTTAAACGTATACATCAAAACGACTGAAACGTGTAATCTTA